AGTTAAGAGCCGGAATCAACAACAATGCCCGGAGGGACAATGAAGGATTGATAGGTGGTGGATTTAAGTTCATAGTCGGCACCGAGGACTTTGTCGACAACGGGGTGACTGCAGAACCAACCAAAACCAGCGTGAAGCGAAGCATACAACATATCGATATCACAAGCGTCTAAGGAATAACGCTTGAAGTACTCATGGTCAGGGACAGCGAACACATCGCCATCGGTGGCCACCTTATACCTCAAGCGAACGGCGTCATTGTTGTTCAAAGCAACGACGGCAGACGGCTTGCAACTCTCAATGAGGGGAATGCGTGCACACGGGTACATACCACGAAGGAGAGACAGATTGTAAGCATTAGCCCTATCAATCAACGGACCACGCCCGGGAAGATCCTGGTGGCAAGAACCGTAGGTGCGCATCATGACACCAAGGTTGATAACCATGCGTGGTTGTCCGGTTGAATCGAGAACAGGCGAATTCTTAAGAAACTGCAGACCATGAAAGGAAGAGACTTCTTTACAAGTGACGATAAAGCCGGCGGACTCAGCGGCTAAGATGATGGAGGCACAGGAGAGCTCATCATCAGGGATATCGTTGATAGCGACACCAATGGCCTGGTTATCAAGATCATTGAGAATGGTCGTGAGGAGAGAACCAGAATACTCAGTGTCGCACTTGGGTTTAAAGACAACATAAATGGAACGATCCTGCGTAGAAACAAGCTTAATCTTAGCGTTGCACTGACGACGCAGAAGAGAGGCAGTGAAACGGTGAGCGACGGGAGTCGAGCGCACAAAACGATCAAAAACAGGAGGGCCGGTAGACATGTCGCAAGAAGAAATGTCGAGTTCGAAGCGACGGATGTTGTTGCCCACATTGCGGATGTAGACAGCATCATCAGAAAAATAACAGAAGAAGGATTTACGAGAGGGGCACAATGCCTCAGAGGCAATGCGCGAGAACTCAAGGTTGGTCGGCTGCTTGCAAAAATGAAGAACATGTTCGTCATTTTTGCCAAGGTAAAGATCAACGGAGAGCGCAATCTTATAAAATTCAGCAAAGCGAAAACCCTGCAAAGAGGCGGGAATTTTCAGGTCAACAACTATACGGCCATATTTGGGCTCGCCAGCGACAACGTCAAACTTAGCAAGTTCATCAGGCTTAACTTTCCCCTGCACAGTCCGCACCCACGGAGTGTCGGAGGCGAAAAAGACACCGTCAGAGACGATGCCCTTGAAGCCATCGATACGCAGTTGGCGCTTCGGGTGGGGGTCAGCATGGTGCCGAATACACTCATCAAT